CCCCGAAACACGCCGAAAGCTAGATGAGGAACTCAGTCTGCTATATACTAAGTAATACCAACAAACCAAAAGGAATTGGTAATGCAAAAGCAAACTATACTAACTATAGTAGCCCAAATTAGTGTGGGGGCTATATGAGTGGCGTAAGACACGGCGGCAGGGGCATAGGAACGCCCAATAAGGCCACATCTGAGGCAAGACAAGCCATAGCAGCCTTTGTAGATGGAAACGCATGGCGGCTCTCTATTTGGCTCGACAAGGTAGCAGAGGGCGACCCCGTTCACGACATAAAGCCAAACCCCGCAAAGGCATTTGAGTTATTCCAATCAGTGGTGGAGTATCACATTCCAAAGCTGGCAAGGACAGAACACGCCGGAGACGCGAACAATCCCATTGAAATGAAAGTCACATGGGCGCAACCGAACAATCCATCGTAATCCCGTATAGCCCGAGAAAAGAGCAATTGCAGATTCACACTCTGCTTGACACTCACAGATTCGGGGTGGTGGTGGCTCATCGAAGGATGGGAAAGACGGTCAGCGCAATCAACCACTTGATTAAAGATGCGGTGAGCAACCAAAAGGAAGCCCCGCGCTACGCCTACATTGCCCCAACATACGGGCAAGCAAAGCGGGTGGCATGGGACTACCTCACGAAGTACGCAAGACCGTTAGGCGGTACAGAGAACATTTCTGAACTGCGGGTGGACTTTTGGAACCGCCGGATTCAGCTATATGGCTCAGACAATCCCGACTCACTGCGAGGCCAATACTTTGATGGGGTGATTCTTGATGAGATTGGCGACCAAAACCCAAAGATATGGACAGACATTATTCGCCCGTCATTGGCTGACAGATTAGGATGGTGCTTGTTTATCGGGACTCCGAAGGGCCACAATCACTTTAAAGACCTCAGAGATCGGGCAGAAACTGAGGACGGGTGGGGGCTTCTGGAGTTCAAAGCCTCCCAAACGCAAGTCTTAAACGAGACCGAACTAAAGGCGGCTCGGATTGAAATGGGGGACGATAAGTACCTTCAAGAGTTTGAATGCTCGTTTACCGCAGCGGTGGAGGGGTCTTACTACGGTCAACTGCTCAACGATTTGGACGAAAAGAACCACATTCAAGAGTTTCCCCGTGATGACCTTTGTAAGACAGTGTGTGCATGGGACTTAGGAATGGGCGACTCAACCGCGATTTGGGTGGCTCAGATAGCGGGTTCAGAAATCCGGCTGATGGACTTTTACGAGAACAACGGGGTAGGACTCGACAATTATGTGAATTGGTTAAGGCATAATGGATGGGACAAAGCCGAGCAAATCCTACCTCACGATGTACAAGTGCGGGAACTCGGGACGGGGAAAAGCCGACTAGAGGTTTTAACCGATGCTGGATTAAACATTCGGGTTGCCCCGCGCATGGGGGTCGATGATGGCATCCAAGCGGTAAGAAGGCTTCTCCCGCGATGCTGGTTCAATGTGCCAAAGGTCAAACAAGGACTAGACGCACTCAGAAACTACCGAAGGGATTACGATGAAAAGCGGAAAATCTTTTACGAGCGACCACTTCATGATTGGAGTAGCCATAGTGCTGATGCTTTCCGCTATCTTGCAATCGGTCTAAACGAAACAACCGGCTGGTCAAAGATGCCCACAAATAATGTGAAATGGATTGTGTGATGGACGAAAACAAACTCAAATCAATCATTGATGCTGAGATTTCCAACAGTCTCGGCTATTTGGAGACTGAGACCACTGAACAGCGTAGGGAAGCACTGCAAAGCTATTTGCGGCAACCATACGGCAATGAGGTTGAAGGCAAGTCTCAGATTGTCACGGGTGAGGTTGCAGAGGCCGTAGACGGTTCTCTCCCATCATTGGTGCGTATCTTCTCGGCAAGCGATGAAGTCGTGAGGTTTGAACCCCGTGGCCCAAATGATGAGGCTGGAGCAAAACAAGCCACTGAGTATGTGAATTGGGTATTCAACCGTGACAACGAAGGCGTGATTATTCTTCACGATTGGTTCAAGGATGCGCTTCTCCAAAAGGTCGGAGTGGTCAAAGCCTATTGGGAAGACAAAGAGGATGTAATCAAAGAGAAGTACCGTGATCTAACTGATGACGAACTCGCCATGCTGATGAGCGATGGCACGATGGAGATTGTCGATCAAGACACGCAAGAATTCGATCAGATCACCCCAATGGGGCCGATGAAGATCAAGATTCATGCGGTGACGGTCTCTAAGAAACAAAAGACGGGTCGAGTGGTGGTGGAGAATGTCCCACCCGAAGAATTCCTAATCTCTAAGAAGGCTCGGAGGATTGAGGGTTCGCCTTTCGTTGCCCACCGCAAGCTGATGACCCGTAGCGACTTGATCGCAATGGGTTTTGACGCTGACATTGTGGACGGTATTCCTTCTAGCGACTCACTGACATACACGCCGGAGCGACTCGTTCGCTTCTCCAATGGTGAGCAACCGGATGACTCCACAAGCATGGATGACTCGATGCAGAGTGTGGAAGTGTTTGAGTGCTACCTACGGGCAGACATGGACGGGGACGGTATCGCTGAACTGCGCCAAGTGTTCTATGCTGGCAACGAAATTCTTTCAGACGAAGAATGCGACTATGTGCCATTCCACTCGATCTGCCCGATTCCCATCCCGCACAAGTTCTTTGGTCAATCATTGGCAGACCGCACGACAGACATTCAGCTACAAAAGACCACTATTACCCGTCAGATTTTGGATAACCTCTATCTGACAAACAATGCTCGGGTGACTGCTGTAGACGGTCAAGTTAACTTAGATGACTTGCTCACAGCTACTGCGGGTGGAGTGGTGCGGATTAAGTCTCAAGGCGCAGTGCAACCGTTACAAGTGCAACCCGTTGCGGGACAAGCCTTCCCGATGTTGCAATATCTCGACTCTGTGGCCCAAAAGCGCACCGGAGTGACAGACGCTTCACAAGGGCTAGACCCCGCTATTTTGCAGAATGTGACTGCTGCGGCTGTGGCATCTATGCAAGCTGCTGGTGCGGGTAAGGTAGAACTGATTGCGCGAATCTTTGCGGAGACTGGTGTTAAGTCTCTGTTTAAAGGGATTCTGCATCTTCTCTGTAAGTATCAAGACAAGCCCCGCATTGTGCGGATGAGAGGCTCGTATGTGGCCTTTGACCCGCGAGAGTGGACTAATCAATACGATGTGGACATAAATGTTGGTCTCGGTGCTGGCAACCGTCAAGAACAGATGGCGATGCTTCAAATGGTCTTGCAGAAACAAGAACAAGTATTGGGACAGATGGGGCCAGCTAACCCATTGGTGAGCATTGGACAGTACCGCAACACTCTCGGTCGGATGGTGGAAGCGGCGGGATTCAAAGACAGCGCAGAGTTCTACAAAGCCATTCCTCCGGAACTCGATCAGCAATTGAGCGCACCACCTCAACAGCAAGCCCCGCAAATGTCGCCGGAAGCACAAGCAGCAATGGCAAAGGTTCAAGCCGACATTCAGAGTATGCAAATGAAGGCACAAGCTGATATTCAGTTGGCCCGTGAAAAGGCTGCGGCTGATATGCAGCTACAGCGCGACAAGTTCCAAGCTGAGATGTTGTTCAGAAAGCAAGAGTTTGAAGCAGAGGCCCAATTGAAAGCAATGAAGGTTGGTGCAGGGATTACCTCAAACATTGAGATACCCGGATGACAACACTAGACACACTAACTGGCAGTAATGCCGGATTTGCAAACATCGTAAAGGCAATCCAAAGCGGTGGGGCATACATCGACCCTAAAGGTCGAGTTTTATCAACAACAGAATTAAAACCAATACCCGGACATTTAAGTAATCATTTTTATATTCGTGGTGTAGCACACGTTTGGGACGAAAGCGGTGGTCTTATTGAAATCCCAAGGGAACCATTACAGCTATACAAGTTTGATGTTGCAGGGGATGGGAAGTTTACCGTTCCAAAGCTGCGAAACGAAAAAGAAGGCGGTTTTTACAAAGATGTAACCCTAAACGCCACTAAGTCCGGCAATGGTTACACGATAGAGAATACAGACAAAACGGCAACGGGTCAGTACTTCCAACCGCTAAAAGGCAAAGACTTTTCCTATCAGCAATGGGTTACACAGTCTCGCGGCTTGCAAAACATCAACAGCGCAGTCCAAAGCGGTGAAGCAACGGTAGACACAAAGAAAAGCATTGAGAGATGG